TTCACAACATCAACAAAGACAAGACCGCTAATTGTAGCCAAATTGGAGGAGTACGTTAGAAACAAACTAATTAATATACACTCCAATCGTGTTTTTCACGAACTAAAAACTTTTATTTGGCACAACGGCAAGCCTCAAGCAATGCGCTCTTACAATGATGATTTGGTTATGTCCCTCGCAATAGCATGTTGGGTACGAGACACGGCCCTCTCAGAAAACGAAAGAGACATGGCTTACAAAAAGGCAATGATCGGTGGTTTGATGAAGTCTACAACGACTATGAATACTCAAATCAAAGGCCAAAAAATTTACAATGAAACGTTCGAGCAAAAATACGAGGAGGAAATAAAAAACACAAAAGAATTTTTGTGGATATACAAAGGATAAGACATGGCCCGTAACGATAGAAACCCAAACAACAATCAAAATGATTTATTTAAAGCTTTAACAAGGATGTTCTCAGGGCCAATTACCCAACGCCGAACCCAGTCTGGACGACAACTACGACGACGCCACTTAGACATGTATTCAAAGCGATTCAGATCCGCATCAGGTCAACAGTTCAAGAAGACTGAATATAACCCAATGAACGTCATGGCACTAAACATGATCTCTAATAGAAATCGCTCTGAGAGATATGTGGACTTTGACCAAATGGAATTTACACCAGAGATTGCCTCATCACTCGACATCTATGCAGATGAAATGACAACGCACTCGGCATTGACTCCAATGCTTCACATCAAATGTCCTAACGACGAAATCAAATATTTGTTACACTCTCTCTATTACAATACAATGAACATCGAACACAACTTGTTTGGATGGGCTAGAACCATGTGCAAATACGGAGACATGTTTTTATATCTAGATATGGACGAAGAGAAGGGTTTGCAAAATTGCATCGGTCTTCCTCCACAAGAAGTCGAGAGACTTGAAGGAGAGGACCCAACCAATCCAAACTATGTCCAGTTCCAATGGAATAATGCCGGACTTACTTTAGAGAACTGGCAAATGGCTCACTTTAGAGTTCTAGGAAACGATAAGCATGCGCCATATGGAACTTCTGTTTTAGAGCCCTCTAGACGCATCTGGAGACAGCTTACGCTTCTCGAGGACGCAATGATGGCCTATCGTATCACAAGGTCTCCAGAGCGACGTATGTTTAAGATTGACGTTGGTGGTATCGCACCACAAGATGTCGAACAGTACATGCAAAAGGTCATGACGCAAATGAAGCGACATCAAGTTGTAGACCCTACTACAGGACGCGTAGATTTGCGCTACAATCCACTTTCAATTGAAGAGGACTACTTTATCCCTATCAGAGGTGGGCAGTCCTCTACAGACATCGTCAGTCTTCCTGGAGGCCAATTTACAGCACAGATCGAAGATGTTAAGTATCTTCGAGACAAATTGTTTTCAGCACTTAAGGTTCCACAATCTTACCTTTCAATGGGTGAAGGTGCAGGTGGAGAAGATAAGACAACTCTCGCACAGAAGGACATCAGGTTTGCTAGAACCATTCAGAGACTTCAGAGAGTCCTTCTCTCTGAGCTAGAAAAGATTGGAATCATTCACCTATATACATTAGGCTATCGTGGAGACGACTTATTGAACTTTAAATTAAGCCTCAACAATCCATCAAAGATCGCAGAGATGCAAGAGCTCGAACATTGGAAGACTAAGTTTGATATTGCTGGTGCTGCTACTGAGGGATATTTTTCTCGACGGTGGGTTTCAGAAAACTTACTTGGATTGTCTCAAGACGAATACTTGCGAATGCAAAGAGAGATGTTCTCAGACAAGAAGTTTATGGGCGCACTCGAAGCTGCCGGGGCTGCACCTGAGGGTGGTGATGCCGGTGGTGGCTTGGGAGGTGATCTTGGAGGAGACCTCGGTGGTGACCTCGGCGGTGATCTTGGAGGAGACGCAGGAGGAGATCTTGACCTCGGCGGTGACACTGGTGGAGATACTGGTGGCTCAGACTCCGGAGATGATGAGGGAGATCTTCTCGCAGAACCTCCAGCAAAGCGTGATGATGACGCAAAGCCTCGAGGCCCATACAAGAAGCACAAAATTTCTTATCGCAAAGGCGGTTTCTCAAAGCAAATGAAGAATCAAGCGTTTGGTGGAGAAGTTCGAGGATCTACGGCGAGAACAACATTTCCAGGCAAGGTTGGCTTTGGTGGGCTAGACTCTCTAGCTAGAGGAGTTTATGAACACAACGAAAACGAAGAAGCTAAACTATTTAACACAAGTAGCGAAATGAAGTCGCTGATCGAATCATTAAGAAGTAAGGAAGATGAAGATGAAACATAATAAGAAAAGAAATACCGCTTTTCTTTACGAATGTCTAATTCGTGAATTAACAAAAGCGATTATCAAAGAAGATAGGCGAAAGCAAACAAAAGTCAAGGGTCTTTTACGCGAGTTTTTCGCAAAAGGAAAGGCTCTTTCTAAAGAGCTTGGTTTGTATAAGTCTCTCTTAGAGAGCAAAGAACTTAAGCAAGATTTCTCAAAGCGTCTCATGGTAGAGACAAAAAAAGACTTTGACGGACTTGATCGAAAAGAGATATTTAACGAGCAGACAGCACTGATCAACAAAATCAACAAGGCTCTTGGAAGTAAGACATTTTCCAACTTTGTACCAAACTACAAAGACCTTGCGACAATCGGACTGTATTTTCAAAACTCAGCTCTTGGGGCAAAAAAAAGAATCATGCTCGAAGACAAGGTGGTAAATTTTCTTACTAGATTGGATGAAAACCGGACAGAAATGAAACCAGTCGGCTCCTTGGAGTTCAAAATGTTTGTCAAGAGATTTAACGAAACATACAAACACTCTCTGTTGAAAGAGCAGAAAGACTTGTTGAGTAACTTCATCGTATCATTCTCAGACAATGGCTTGGGTTTGAAATCTTTCTTAAATGATGAAATTGGGCGACTCAAAGAAGCTGTAGGTACGCATATCGTAGAGGGATCGAATACGCCATTAAATGAAAATTTCAAAAAAGTTAAAGCAAAGCTGAACGGATATGCGAAGACTCCTATAAATTCAAAAATTGTAGAAGAAGTGTTTTACATTCAAGATCTTTTAGCGGAGGTAAGCAGAAATGCCGATAAACATTAAATTAACAGATGAAGAGGAAGCTGTCGAAACGGAAGATTCAACAATCAAAGTAAAGATTGTTAAGTCAGACTCAGAAGAAGTCCCCGAAGATGATAGTGTCAAGATCGAAGTTGTAGAAAAGGATCGTATCGAGTCCAAGCTAAGATTACGCTCAGCTATCAATGGAGATCTCATGATCATGGATCACAAAGACATCGACATCGTAATCAAACAGTCTGATAAAAAGATTGTTGCATTTGCCAAAGAGACGCTTTCCGATTTGGTATACGGTGCAGAGTCTAGACTCCTCGAGTATTTGAGAAGAAACGGATTGATTGAGATCGACTCTATTCAAGGCGGCAATATTTATGGTTCTCTCGAGGGAAAACTTCAAGAGGGCAAAAAAACAATTGAGATTACTTTGATGAAGATATCTGAGTGGATGGAAACTGAGGAGCCAATGATGTCCGGTCGAACAGGCTATGATGATATGCAAGATGATCACCTACTATCTCCGGATGGAGAATTCTCCACTGAGCTTGGAGAAGTTCCTCACGAAGAGGAGAAAGGATCAATTCGCCAACAGAACTTGTTCGCACCTTATATATATGGACGATATACGTATGAATAGTCAAAAGCTTATAATTGAAAACTGGAGACGGTTCTTAAAAGAAGAGAAGAGGGGAACCCGATTGGATCCAAAAGATGTTTGCTTGGCTTCTTATATTACACCGGGATCAGACGCTACATTTATTTTATATCGACGTGGGGCCGGAGAAACAGTTGAGGATCAATTTGACAACTTGTCCATCATTGGTTCGATATGGGTAGAAAGCCTCAAAGAAGAAGGTCCGTGTCTTTCGGGCAATGGATTAGGTCCAGCATGGCACGTAAAAGCAGTACACACTGCACAATCACATAGAAGAGTTGGATATTCAGATGAGCTATATGGCTTTGCATTTTTAATCGCAAAGCAAAACAATGCGGCATTAACCTCAGACAAGCATGCAGGAACAAAGCCAAAGGCTAAACAAAAGTGGAAGAGCTTTGAAAAGAACACTTCAACATATGAAAAAGCTACCACAGATGAACCTTACGATTCTACTGAATTTGACTATGATGGTTCAACTCCAGATCCGAAAGACGATTGCGCCACCATAATTGTCGGAGACGATCCGGACAATGGCTCTAATCACGCCTTTGTTCACAAGAACCCAGAGGTCTATGAGAAACTGATGCTTTTTTATGAAGAGAACCATCAGCAGTTTTTAAGTGAATTACTACCAACTGAATGGGTTACTGAGCGAGAGTTCACCGTTGAATTAGCGGAAAAGGAAGACGACAGTTTCAACAATGCATTTCCGGAGGGTGAATAATGGACCAAAAACTTATAATGGAAGGGTGGCGAAGATTTCTTCTGAACGAAAACATTGAGTCTGGAGACATATGTCTTTATCATCATGGTGCTGGTAAGCCTAACCAAAGAATCATCCTATATAAACCTGTTGAAGATTCGCAAATTAAAAGCAGATTGTTCTTAGACACTATTATAGTTGGCGCGATCTTATTTCAGAATACTAATAATGTAGTGAAGGAGCCATGTATTCCGGAAACATTCCAAGTTAGCACTATCTTTACGCACAAGGATTATGAAGGTCAAGGCCTTCAAAAATTAATGATGGATTGCGCTTTCTATGTTCTAGGAAAAGAAGGCAAAGGCTTAACATCGGACCAACAAACGGGTACAAAACATAAAGCCGCTCGTGCATGGGACAAGATTGAAAAGTCCTCGGAATATAAGAAAAGAGAGACCGATGATGGCAACAGCGAGTTTGATTATACGGATCAAACAGAAGACCCCAATGATGATTGTAGTATGCCTAGCCAATCTCCTGCTACCACTCACAGCTTTGAGAAGCAGAACGCATCTAAAATCCAACCACAATATGATAGTATGAAAAGCAATCATATAAATTTTCTCAAGAAAATAGGTAGAGACAGGGATGCATTCAACAACATGTTGAAAAATAGATCTCGAGCAGATTTTATAGAAAGATATCAAGGACTTTAATGGATACCCTACATTTTATTCTTGCCGCATACGGCATGACGTTTATGATTGTCTACGGAAAAATCTTTGAAGACATCCGACCAAAGAAAGACTACACAAAGAAATGGAACACTCTATGGAACTGTCCGTTGTGCATGGGTTTTTGGACTGGTGCCTTTATTTCATGTCTTTCTCCATATACAGAACTATTTAGTTTCGAGCGTTCATTCGTGAATGTGTTCTTGCTCGGCTGTTTATCGGCTGGTACAAGTTATTTAATTTCGGTCTTAGTCGATGATTTCGGCTTGAGACTATCATCAAGATCAGGGGGTGAGCATGTTGATGATTAAGCGTTGGGTTTTACAACCTGTCCGTCGCTGTTGCAGCGGATCCTAGCTCAAGCGGGTAGCGCCCGCAACGGGCGGAATTAATTCCGCCCTACTTTTAAACAAGAGGAAAGACAAGTGAAAATTACAAACGATCAACTAAAGCAAATTATTAAAGAAGAACTCCAAGCAGTTCTAGGCGAATCTAATCTTTTGGCTTACGGCATGGGCGTAGCTGCAGCCGCTAAAAAGCGAAGAGATGATGGAAGAGAAGGAGAAGCGCAAGCTCGACAAAGAACCAGAGATAGCATCGACAAAAGGCTTGCATCAAAACCGACAACGAGTTCTGCTCCTGCACTAGCACCATCAACACCGACATATTTGCAAACAGAGCCAGCAGGCGATGCTAGTGAAGGGTTGGAATCTTTGCTCCGCGCAAAAAACGCAGCCATTCAGACTTTAGGCGTAGATGAAGATGGCGACTTACCTTACATGTATACATTCGGTGGAATGGGTCAACAAGCAGAAGAAATGCTGAAAACCTATTATGATGGAGATATGGATTTTTATGAAGCAATCGCTGCCGCGATAGATGCTGGAGAACTTGGGGAAAACTCAATTGATGATGAATCCGGTGGATTTAATTTGAGTGAATTATTTCCCGGAAAATAAACTTAGGAACAACAAATGTCTAAAAAATTACTAAGAGAATATCATGCTTTGTGTCCCGATGGGATGTGTCAAGATTTGTTGACCGAAAGAGAAAAACGTGAAATTACAGAAGAGGGTGCCATGTACCTTACAGGGCGCATCCAAACTGCAGACAAGAAAAATGGAAACGGTCGCAAATACCCGGAGAAAGTTCTCAAAAGAGAAATGAACAACTATATGGCGATAGTAAAAGATAACCGTGCTTGCGGGGAGTTGGATCATCCAGATGACTCAGTTATTAACCTAAAGAACGTATCTCACATGATTACTGACTGTTGGTGGGAAGGCAAGGACGTAATGGGTAAAATCAAAGTCTTAGACACTCCATCCGGTCGCATCCTCAAAGACTTGATGAACGCTGGTGTAAAACTTGGAATATCATCTCGCGGGCTTGGCTCGGTTAAAGAGTCTATGGGTGAGACAATCGTAGAGGAAGACTTTCAACTAATTTGCTTTGACATCGTTTCGGAACCTTCAACTCCAGATGCGTATGTGTATCCTGGTGAGGGCTCAAAAAAATCGATCAAGTTTTCCACAAGACTGCGAGAACAAAAAGAAAATAATATTGACAATCTATTTAAGAAGATTCTTGGAGACTAAATGAACAAAGAACAATTAAAGAAAACCCTCAAACCTCTTATCAAAGAGTGTATCAAAGAAGTTATCTTTGAAGAAGGGGTACTCTCCGGAATCATATCCGAAGTTGTAAAAGGTACAGGCGGACAAAGAATCGTCGAATCCCAACAACCCAAGAAATATCAGAAACCACAAATAGATCACGAAGCTATAGAAAGAAAAAATAAAGAAAATCGACGACGCATACTTGACTCAATCGGCAGAGACTCTTACAATGGAGTCGACTTGTTCGAGGGCACAACTCCTCTGTCGAATAGAGACAGCGGAAGATCTGCTGGTTCACCACAGGGTGCAAAAGCTCTAGATGGCGTAGCAGCAAACGATCCCGGTGTCGACTTATCTTCTTTCGGAACGTCTTCGGCATTATGGTCAAAATTAGCAAAGGGAAAATAATGGCTACCAATTACAAAATGAAACCTCGCAAAGGCGAGGCGATGGAGAGATTCATCAAACGCTTTACAAAGAAGTGCAAGAAACTTGGGATCATTCAAGAAGTCAGAGACAATCAACACTTCACGTCCGAGTCTGAGAAAAAGAGACTTGCTCGCAAAAAATGGAGAGCGCGTAACAAGAAGAACAAAGAATAACTATTTAGTGCTAAAGAGAGGGAAAAATTATGAGTTCAAATTTTTACAGCGTAGGGCTAAATCACGTTGGCGCATATCAGGTCGCAGGTACCCCATACGTTAGCTCATCTGCTTTACCAAGCACAAACACAGAGTCTTTAAGGTTCCAATTCCCTAAAGTCACAAAGAAAATATGTGTAAGCACCAGTAGTACCCAAGGCATTCGAGTTCACTTTGCTCCTTATCTAGCTGGAGAGTTTGGATATGCAGAGGGAGCGGATACAAACGATAACTACATTATTGTTGAAAGCAATCACACTTTTGAACTTCCTGTGAAGTGTAAGGAAGTTTTCATTTCTGCTACTCAAAATGGATCTAGTCATACGGTACAAATTTTTGCCGAACTAACAAACATCCCAGCAGAAAGAATGTTTAGTTTAGATGGGCTTGAAGGAGTTACTCAATAATGACTTTTAGATATTCAACAGGGCTGGCTAACGTTGGATCATATCAAGTATCTGGTAGACCGTGGTGTAAGCATTTTACAACCGCCGGCGCAGAGAAAGGTTTGATTGAGTTTCCAAATGTTACACAAAGCTTGTTCGCACACTTTGACGATAATGCAGGTGGACATACGATCAAGTTTGCTTTTTGCGAACCAAGACGCTCAGCAAATATGCCGAACTTAAACGAATACTTGTCCACATCAATATCGGCCACTCGAGAAGCGACCTTATCAATGTGGGTAAAGTTTGATTCCTTATCTGCTGGTGATAAAAGAATTGCTAATTTCACTGGTGCGGGCGTAGACATTAGAGTGCAAACGAGGTTAACAGACGAAATTAGAACGTTTATAGATTCTGGCTCTGGTACTAGTGTGGAGGACACAACAACAAGCCCTCTTGCTATAAACGAGTGGTTTAACATGGTATTTGTTGTTAAAAGTGGCGATACAAAAGTTTACCTAAACGGAGCGCTACTAACAGAAACAATAAATACAGAAGCGATTACTGCTGATTTTGATACTCTAAATCTAGGTTCGTCATCTGCAAATCATGACGGATCATATTCGAACATATATTTGTTTAATCGTGCATTAACAGAAGCAGAGGTTGCAAAGGTATACAACGGATCGTACAAAACATCTCCCAATGGTGGAGATACAATAAACGGGCTTATATCGTGGTGGGCTTTCGAAGACAATCAATACAAGACATTCTTCGCGACACCCGATACTACAACAACAATATTTGATAGAATATCGTCCAACAATCTCGTAATTAATAGTGGTTTTTTACTTTTTGAAGATGGATATCAAATAGATAATGCTCTAGATAGACACTCAATCGAATTATCGGGGCACGAACAAACCACCATAACAGCAAAAATAAAGCAAATATTTTACAGCACATCAAATTCTTCAGAATTCAGCATTTGCGCTTCTTTAACAAATATTCCAGCATCTCGCATGTACGATCTGACCGGACCGGGAATCGATGAGTAATGGCAAGAGAATTTGGATGGGCATATGTAGCCGGATCTCAAGCATCCGGCCCTAAAGGTTCAATCCAGTTAGCTGGAGATGCAGTCGAACTTGACCATGATCCAAACCTCATATGGTCTGATGATGCAAACGCACTATTGGTATCTGGAAATATCGTCGCTCACAACTTCGAGATTCAAAACCAAACCAAAACAGTCTTTCATTTTGAAGTCTCAGGATCTTCAGTTTTTGGAGACACACCAGACGACCTTCATCAGTTCACAGGGTCCCTAAACGCATCAGGCAACATCACAGCACACAACTACTATGGTTGGGGCGGAGACCTTGACGGCGTTCCAATCAACTATTACACAAATCAAGGTGATAACAGACTTGTAACATCTGTTAATGACGACACGGTAAACGCAGAGGAGAACCTCACATTTGATGGTGCGGTGCTGAATGTCATCGGAGACATCAACGCGATTGAAATCGATGCATCTCAATTAAGTGGTACGATTGGCTTGTTTGACTCCGTAGATGTCGAAGACCTTGACGCAACAGTTTTCACAGATGGAACACTATCCATTCAAACCGGCTCCATTTCAAATGCATCTCACGTTCAATCAATAACTCTCGAAGGATTGTTGACCTCTCCATCTCAAACCAACATCACAGAGGTTGGAACCCTTACGAGTCTAAACGTTGCGAACGATGCAACAATCAACGGAACTCTCTATGTTAAAAGCGCCGAGAACAAAGTTGGAGTAAATGTCTCTGACCCTCAAGCAACATCAGAGATTCTCTCTACATCAACGCAATTGCGTTTGACAAGCCAAAGAGAAATCTTTGGAATTCAAGATCTTGAATATACAGACCTCCACACAAATACAAACGGAGACTTCACAATAACTCCTTCGAGCAACCAAACGAATATCATTGGGAATGCAAATGTATCCGGAGATCTTGTAGTTCAAGGATCCTTCACAGCCAGAACCACAGACTTTAATGTATCTGCGGACACCCTGACTTTCGGAGACGAGTCGTCGGACACTATTGTGATGAATGCCCAAACGATCTCCGCACCAAACGATCTTGAGATAAACAATGTTCTTTTTGTCTCTGCATCAACAGTTGGGGTTGGTGGCTATGCAACATCTAAATTTGGTGTAACATCTACATCAAATCAATTGCAGCTTGGAAATGGATCTCAAAACCTATCTGTGAGCGTCACAAATGGCTCCACAAGCATTTCCACAAACAATCCGACCTTAGACATAGGCAATAACACAAACGTTCTTGGAGAGCTTATTGTGGGCTCCAATGAAGATATCGTTCTAGACAATGTCGGACAGATTTCTTCATCGGTCTCTGTCTCCTCGCATGCAGGGTACTTCACAAACCTTACATCTAGCGCTATCACAAATGGCAATGTATCGATAACAAATGATAACATAACCCTACCAACTCTTGACGCAACAACAGTAAATTCCACAAATCTTGGAGGTACGCTTAGCACTGAGGCTCAGCCGAATGTAACAAGTTTGGGAACGCTAACTTCGCTTAATGTTGCAAATGCAGCAAACATCGGAGGACCTCTTGCGATCAACAAGTCATCCCCATCCAAAATGGTCGAGATCAAAGACAACACCGATTCTCAATTAAGACTCACAAATACTGAGGCCGTATTCGGAATCAGTGATTATGAATATGTAGACTTGAAAGCCAATAGCACAGGCGACCTTGAGATATTGCCGAGATCAGGAAAAGTAATCATTCCTCAACTTAACTTAACCAACGTGCAACAAGGCTCGTCCAGCAACTTTTTATCTATAGACTCTAACGGGAATGTAATACTATCTCCAGCCGTACAGTCAGGAATCGAAGTTAGGAACAGGACAGTAGTCAGTGCAGATTATACCGTGACATCAAACGACTATTTTGTAGGTATACAAACAGCTCAAAATTTAACAATAACACTGCCTGATGCATCAACTCTATTCGACGGACAGATTTTCGTAATTAAAGATGAACTGGAGAATGCCGATCAGTTTACGATTACCATTGTTGCAGCCCCAAACCAACTAGTTGAAAATCAAACAACCCTAACCTTTGCCTCTCCTGGTTCATCTATTAACATTTATTGCGACGGTCAATCAAAATTCTTCATTATGTAAGATCTCTAATCTTCCCATATTTGCGAGATCATAGAGATTTTTTATTTTTTTTTGATGTTTAAGAACGGCATCTATGAACTAGGTGAAATAAAATTTCTTTTTACTTTTGGCTAGGGTAGTTATGTGTAACTCAAGGCCTCGTGCTATTGAGTTTTATAATCATTATTGGAGGAAATAATAATGGGTAAATTTTATACAGGACTTCATATCCTAGACTCTCAGGTTACTGGGTTTGATATGTCCGGAATGACGGAAGGTGATCTCACCCTTCCAACTGGCGCCATTAAAAGCATTTCAGAAATTTCTGATGCTGTTAAAGTTGGCGTTGCTAACCCAGCACTTGCTGGTGGAGACAAACTTGTTCAAGAAAAACACTTAAAAGATCTTGAAGCTGCTCTCCAAGGTCAAATTAACACTGTTGATGGTAAAGTTGACGCTGAAGTTCTTCGCGCCACTGCCGCCGAAGGTGTTCTTCAAGGAAATATTGATGCTGAGGTTGCTCGTGCAACAGCCGAAGAACTTCGCATCGAAGGTAAGCATGATGCTTATGTTACTTCTAATGACGCTGCTTTAGCTTCTGAAGCTGCGACACGTCTTGCTAACGACAATACTCTTCAAGGCAACATCGATGCTTTGTCTGGTGCTGTTGAAGCTGACTTCGCAACTATGGAGTCTGACTTTGTAGCTGCTTTGGGCGCTGAAGAGTCTGCTCGCATCGCTGCTGACTCTGGTCTTTCTGGTGAAATCGCAACTGAGCGTGGTCGCTTGGATGCTATCTTGTCTGGTTCTGCTGTAGACTTCGACACTTTGAAAGAAATCGCTGATGCTTATCAATTGGCTGATACTGATATTCTTTCTCAAATCGTTACTCTTGATGGCAAGATTGACACTGAGATCGCTGACCGTACTGCTGACGTTGATGCTGAAGAGACTCGTGCTCTTGCTGCAGAAGCTGTTCTTCAAGCAAACATCGGTAACGAAGCTGCTGCTCGTGCTGCTGCGGATACTTCTGCAACTAACGATCGTGCTGCTATCCGTTCTGAGTTCGCTGCTGCTGATTTGATCGAACAAAATGCACGCATCGCTGCTGATGGCGTTCTTCAAGGAAACATTGATGCTGAAGCTGCAACTCGTTTGGCTGAAGATCAAGCAATCGCTGCTAATTTGGCTCAAGAACTTATTGACCGTGCTGCTGGTGATGCTCAAACTTTAGTAGACGCTAAGGCTTATACTGACGTTCGTGAAGCTGCTGAAGCTTTGGCTCGTTCAAATGCAGACACAGCTCTTCAAAGCAACATTGATGCTGAAGAAGCTCAACGTATTGCTGATGATCTTGTTCTTCAAGGTAACATCGATTCATTATCTTCATCTGCTCTTGCAGCAAGAACAGGAATGGAAACATTCTTTGCTGGTGAGATCGGACGTGTTGAAAGCGAATCTGATGCTGCTGAAGCTACTTTGACTGCAAACTTGGCATCTGAGGTTTCTCGTGCTACTGCAGCTGAAGGTGTTCTTCAAGGTAACATCGATGCATTGTCTTCATCTGCTCTGACTGCTCGCACAGGAATGGAAACATTCTTCGCTGGTGAAATCGCTGCATTGCAATCTGACGTTGACGGAAACGAAGCTGATGCTGACGCTGCTATCGCAGTTGTTGCTGCTGATCTTGCATCTTATGAAGTATCTAACGATGCTGCATTGGCTCAAGAAATTCAAGACCGAATGGCCTCAGTAACTTTTGAAGAAAATGCACGTATCGCTGGCGATGCTGGTCTTCAAGCACAGATCAACGACATCATGTCTAATACTGATCCAGCTGCTTTGGATTCATTGACTGAAATCGTTGCTGCATTCCAAGCTGAAGATGTAAACTTGAACGGCGCTATCACTACTTTGGCTGCTACTCATACTTCAGAAATGAATGCTTTGTCTGGCGCTGTAGAAGCTGATTTTGCTGCAATGGAAACTGCTTACATTGCTGCTGACGCTGTTGTAACTTCTGCGTTCCAAGCTGCTGATGCAGTTTTGACTGCTGGTTTAGCTCAAGAACTTCTTGACCGTGATGCTGCAGATGTAGTCCTTCAAGACAATATCGATGATGCAGATGCTCGTGCATTGGCTGCTGAAGCTATTTTGGCTGCTTCTATCACTTCTGAAGAAGCTGCAAGAATTGCTGGAGATAACACTCTTCAAGGTAACATTAATACTTTGTCTGGTGCTGTAGCTGCTGATTTTGCTTCTATGGAATCTGATTTCTTGGCTGAAATCGTTCGTGTTGAAACTGAGTCTGATGCTGCTGAAGCTACTTTGACTGCTAACTTGGCTGCTGAAGTAACTCGCGCACAAGGCGAAGAAGCAAGAATTGAAGCTAAGCATGATGCACACTTTGACGGTTTCGTTAAGGTTGCTTACTTGACTGAATCATCTGTTGCAATGGGTGCTGCTACTCATTACATCGTTAATGCTTCTTCTGCTAAGTCTTTCACAGTTCCAACTATGACTGAAGAATACTTCTTCATGGTTAAGGTTGCTGAAGGTTCTTCTTCTGTAACTTTCAACGCTGGAACTGGTGAGTCTATCGACGGCGAATCTGACGGCTCTATCACTCTTCATGGCGGTGCATCTGTTATGTTCGTTAAGAAAGGTGGAGTTATGTACTTGTTCTAATCTTCTGATTAGCCTGTTCATAATGCCTTAGAGGTATTAACCTTGGGCCTCGACGGGAAACTATCGAGGCCCTTTTTTATTAAGACACATTTCTATGGAGGATTTAGAATGTCTGTAACAAAATATAATGCTGAAACATCAGCACCAGCCGGAATCTCAGTTGGAGTTTCCCCAGAAGCAAATCAAAACACAATGATTTGCATTGGCTTCAAGGAAATTGAAGTCTATGGAAAAAATGGTTCATCTTGGGAATTGGTCGGCACAATGACAACAGAAGACAAAGTTGTTTTTGTTCCATTTACAACCTATTCTGAGGTGTTCTTTAAATCAAATACTGGTGAAACAGAAGTTGTGCGTGGAGTCTTCATGGAAGATTCTTTAGTAAAGGCCCCTGCGCCCACACCCACTACTGTTTCTGAAATTGGAGATATGCCTGCATTCACTTCTAGTGATGCCGGAAAGGTACTATCAGTTGATGCTGGTGGAAACCTTGTTTGGATCGCAAGATAACGGAGGACAATCTTATGAAAAAGCAAAAATTTATGAAGTTGAGCGCTTTTACATCAGATCCTGAACTTGGAAATTCTTTCTCTGCACCTGCTACTCACGATGGTGAAGTATCAGTTGTTTTTAGAGACAAAGACATTTCTATTCATGGATGGGATGGCTCGGCTTGGACGACCATTTATACGTGGAATGGCTTAGACAAGCAATTCACATTCAACAACACTTATCAAAATTACTTCTTGAAGTCCTTAACTGGCTCTCAAGAGACAATGGGAGTTTCATTTTTCTCAACTTCTCGCTATCAAGGATCCACTCCTTCATTGGCTGGGATCGATAGAGATGTTAAGTTCCATGATGTTGATGAGGTGCCAATTTACACATCATCTGATGATGGAAAATTCTTAACTGTACGCTCTGATGGCTCTTTGGCTTGGCTCGGCCTTAATGAGTCTTACGTTGTTGAGGTCATTGGAACTGGAGATGAAGGTGGCGGTTCATCGTTTACTCCAACAGGCGCTGGAACGTTCTTGGAAGAGTTTACAATGTTTGGAGGAGGAACACTCACCGATGGCGTTCTTTCGACATCTGCTGCGACTCCTTCTTACTACAAGAAGTCTGGAATGGTTGCACCAAGCACAACTGCGACAACAGCAGTGTTCTCAATGTGGTTCAATCCAGAGCAATCTCAGATGGGGCTTTACTCGGATCAACATTATCCATTACAAGTTGACTTTGGACTAAGAATGTTTAGTTCTTCGCTTCTCCATATTTCAACTCCAATCGGTGGAGCAAATGGGGTCACTTTGTCAACACCGCTAACTCTCAATGAGTGGCACCATGCCTTAGTTACTGTTGAAACGGATATTGCTTACACTTCTACTAGCTCTAAATCTATGACTGTAAAGTTATATATTGACGGCCAAGAAGTCTACACCAAAACCGGAAACTCTTCTTCTAAGAGAATTAGAGCTTACGCTGGAATCGCTAATGGAACTAAGCACTACATAGGTGCTGAGAACTACAACGGTTCTGTAAGCTATAAAGGTAATGGGCAATTTGACTTCATGGAGTGGGTTGATGATGTTACACTATCCGACGCTCAAATCTTGGCTATGTATAATAGCGGGACACGAGGTTGGTCTGTAGCCGATGCAGCTGCTTATGAAGAGGAACAAAGCGGCGGCGGAAACGTCATTGCTGGAACTTTTTTGGAAGAATTAGCATCAGCTTCTAGCAACCTAAGTAATGGTGCATTGATTACAAACAATGTGTTTGTGAAACCAGGTAATGCTTCTGCTACTTGGGTATCCCTAGATGCAGATGGTATCGTTGACTTTAATGTCGACGGCACAAGAACTGAGGAAGAAATGACTCTTTCTATGTGGTTCAATCCTGATAGCACAAGTTGGACTGGTTGGAAATACATAGCAGGTAACGCAGCAGATTCGAATAATCAGTTCAGTCTTGCGATATCTAAAGATGGCTCCGGTAACATAGAATTTAAAACAATTTTGTGGGACTTGTGGACTGGTTCTCCAAAAGGCATCAGTAGCAAGCCGTTTGTCGCAGGTGAATGGACGCATCTTGCAATGACTTGGAGCTACAACGGCTCGACATATGACCTGAAGCTTTTTGTTGACGGCGTTAAGTGTGGAGAATTATTAAACCAAAATAGAAACCTCATGAAGATGGCTTCGAATAGAAACTTCGCATTGGGCGCATATGCTTTTGGTGGAAGTTTCGGTGGAAACTCTCTACCTTGTTCTATAGATTCAGTTCAGATTAAGTCTGGAACTGCATTAACTGATTCTCAAGTTGCTGCTATTGCTGGACAAGCTGATCGTCAAATGTCTATCGAGACTGCTGCGCTAGGTTAATCTGGTTAATTTCATTTAAACTTTGAA